GTATGGAAGTTTAATTCCTGTTGGCTCACCGTCTTGACCTATGTCCTCAAATCCTTCTAAATCTAAATTAACGTGACACTCTAATAAATTAAATACATCTTCGTCTCGTCCTTTTGTTTCTCCTTGAAGTTCTCGTTCTTTTTTCTCAACTTCACTTTCACTCATTGGACCTGGTTTTAATTCTATGTCTCTATAGAAACCAGCAACTTGTTGTTTTCGTAATTCGTTCTCAGGCATTTTAACAATGTGAATAACAGCCTCTGCATCATTAAGTGAAGTTGCTGTATACGGCACAATCAAATCATCAGCCGGTACAAATTTAGATACAGCTCTTTGTTCAACTTCATCATAGTAAACTTTTTTAAATGCAGAACCTGCTAGTGGTAAATGAAATAACATTGAGTCAAACTCTGGTTCGTACTCTTGCATCTGCTCCATAAGTTCATAGTTCATGTAATCTTTAACACGAGTTGCTTGTTGAATTTTATCTGGAGTTTGTAATCCTATGACTTGTGTTCTAACTGGGCCATCTGCTGGTAATAATTCTTTGTAAGCTAGAGCTTGGAATTGTGTAACAGCTTCGGCCAACACAGGATGTGTAGCACCTGATGCACCTTGAAATGGTTCTGTTCTGTTGTCGTATTTAAATCCTAATAAATCTAAACCTTGGGTATAAGATCTTTCCCAGTCTTTTCTAGACATCTTATAGTCCATATAATTTTGTGAAAGCGTAGAGCCTAATCGTCCTAATACTTCGTCGGGTAGATGCTCTGCTAAATTGTCGTAATGATTTTGGCCACCCTCAATAGATCCTACTGAAGGGTCATAATTAATATCAACCGAACCATCATCATTTTCTGTAATCTCAATAGGCTCACCGGCTTCATTTAATTTTTTTGTTTCTTCGGCCTGTGCTTCTACGAGTTCTTCAGGTGATGGTACTTTTAATTCTTGTTCTACGTTTGGTAACGCCTTGTCTACGTTGTCTGCCATTTATTTTCTCCGTTCCCACTTGTTTAACAGTATTATAGGATAAACTCAAGCCTTGAGGCATGGGCCCTGATTTAGGTGGTATTGTGGTTGTTAGCTTAGTCTTCATAGTCACTCATGTCTATATCAGGGCCTTCATCCACATCAGCTCTTGTTCCCTCAGCGTCTGCCATATCTATTTCTTTTTGCCCTCTTGTATATTTTGTTTCTCCTGTGCCTTTTGCAAATCCTTCTAATTCTGTAGCGTTACCACCTAAAATGTCATCTATATCCTTTACAACTACACCGTCTACATCAAAGTCATCCATCTCTGGACCAGTTCTTCTATATTGAGTATCGGAAGCTATAAACTCACCAGGTGTTTTTACAGCCTTGCCTGTTGTTTCGTCTACTAACTCATAGCCTGGTGGTCTATAGACTATTTCATAAGGTTCACCATAAGCATTTTTACCTTCAACTACAATTTGACCATCATCACTTCTTGTCATTTTTACTCCAGGTAATTTAGGTGTAGTGTATTCCATAATATCAGCATCTACTTTTTTACCTCCTGTTGAAAACATCATTTTGTTTACAAAATCAGGGAACCAGTCTGGCATCTTAGTAGTGGTGCCTGCTATTTTAACTACAGGTTTAGCAACTTCTGACTTTCCTAAAAATTTACTGAGGATAGGTAAGGATGCAATGCCTGCCATAATTTTCATAAACGTTCTTCTTTTAGGGTTCATTGGTCCATCAGCAAAACCTATTCGTCCACCGTTAGCTGCCATAATACCACCTTCCATATCAAATCTTTCGTCTAACTCATCTGATGTAAGTTGCTCTTGTGGTAAAAATCTATAGTCATCTGTGTAACTATCTGTTGCTCCTTCTGCACCTGTGGACGCTGCCATAATTTGTTGTATTTGGTCTTCAATAAAATTAGGATCTTTGGTTGGACGATCTCCAAAAATTAATCCTTGAAAACCACTCTCTAAATTTTCAAATCTTTTCTCAGCTTCTTTTGTTGCAAGATCTCTTACAAGTGAAAGGACATCAGGGTTATAAACTTTTGGTGCTCTAGTTTGTATGTCTTCAAATCTTTTAGCTAATTGACTTTCCATATTAACTAAATCAGTTGCAGTTAAACCTAGTTCTTCTAACTCAACTTGATTAAGTTGGTCGTAAGATTTAAAAGCATTATAATCTTTATTAAATCTGTCATAATCTTTTTGATAATCAATTAAATTTTGTACAGCAACTCTTTGTTCTTCTGTGTCTGCTAGTTTAATAAGATCTTCATTAAGACTTCCTAGATTGACACCAGGTATAGCGTCAATTGCAGATCCTATGAATGTATCTCTAGCTGTTTGACCAAAATCTTTTCCCTCTGACATTCCAGTAATAATCGGGTCCGCTTCTAATAAAGCACCTACTGCAAGACCTGTTCCTCCTTTACCAGCAGAGATGGCAAGATCTGCTGCACCAGCAGCTCCTTTTGCTGCTATCTTAGCTCCAGGTTTTACAAATTCTTCAAAGCCAGCTTTTAATAAAAGAGATGGGTCAACTCCAATATTTTTGCCACCTTGCATAAGTTTTTGCAAAGAAGTTAGTTTTTTCTGGCCTGCTTCTTCTGTAGGTATTATAAATTTTTTCTTTAAAAAACCTTGTTCTTGTCCAATATTTTTTATTAATTCTTTGTAGTTTCTAGCTATTATATCGGCTTTAACTTTTGAATCTAATCCTGTAGTTCCAATTTTAGCTACGTCCAATATTCCTAAATCTACAGATTTTGTATAATCAACAGGTGTTGTACCAACTTTTAAATTATATGGATCAACTTGAACTCCTAAAATTCTACCTTGTATTTTAGGATTAGTTTCTACTTCTGATGCTATTATCTCAGCTATCTTGTTATTGTTTGCATCGATTTTTTTACTAAGGTCTTTTGTTAAATTTTTTTTAGCTTTGTTAAATAATTTTACTTGTTCTTCATAAAAAGGTTTTAATTTATTTTCTATTGGTTTTACTAATTCTCTGTTTGCTTCAGGTAGATCTGGTCCCAAAGTAGATATGCTATAGTTAGCTCCTAGTTTTTTAAATTGATCATACCCAGCTCTATGAGCTAAATCGAATGGAACATAAGTTCTACCTAATTTATCTTTTAAAAAAGAAGAGGGTTTATATAGTTCTTCTGCTATTTCTCTTTGTATCCTATTTAATTTATTCTCTTGTCCTGAGACACCTAAATCAGCTAAAATCTCGTTTCTAAGATCTTGAGCTACTCTTCGTGTTATTTTATCACTACTATATTTTTTAGGATCTACCTTAACAATATCTTTTTCTTTAATGGCTCCAAAATTTAATAAATCTCTTCTAAATCTTTTAAATTTTTCATAAAGATTAACATATTTTAAACTAGTAGTTCCAACTCCTTCTCCTATGAAGTGTCTTGTTATATCTGACATAGATTTCTTGTTATAATTTTTTCTATAATAATCTCTTTGCTCTTTTGTTAAACTAGTAGACGTTCTTGGAACATTCTTTACTCCAGGATCTCCTGCTCTTTCAAATTCTAAATCCGTCGCTTCTTTTAAATCATTTATTAAATACTTTTCTAAAGTTTCTGGATTACCAGGAATTTTTACTGTCTTATTGTCTATATTAACTATTGATCTTAAACTTTTAGGTAAAATATATTTTTCACCTGGCAAAGCAGTTTTATAAAATTCTTTCATATCTTTAACAATTATATCAACTGCTTTTTTTCTATTTTTATCTCTTCTTTTAACATTAAAATCTTTAGGATTTTCTAAGTCTGACGCTAAATAAATATTTCCTGTTGATCTAATTCTAGCTTTTGTATTTATACCTAATTTATTAAAGTCTTCTTCTGTAGCATTATTTGCTTTCATCCACTTTTGTTTATTTGCTTCGTATCTTTTTGCTTTTGCTAAACTAAATCCTTTTCTAGTAAAAAGTTCTTGAAACCCTTCTCTAGTTCCTAAATCTGTTCCTTCTATTAAACCACCACCAATGGCTTTTTCTTCTCTCTCAATAAAATCTACAGACTCATCCATCAAGAAAGGACGAGTTTTATCCATAGTATCTTCTAGTCTTTCTTTTCTAGCATCTTCTTGTATTTCTAAAAGTTCCTGGGGCTTGGGTTCTGGTAAGGTAAACTGTTTTGGCTTTCTTATATAAGCCATCATTTGATTGTATTCAGATACTTTCATCTAGACTCCTAATATATTTTTTAAACCAGAGCCAGGTCTACCACCTTCAGCCAAATCATCTGGGTCATCAAGGTTTTTAACTTTAAAATTATTTTTCAAAGATAAGAACTCATCCGCTGCTTCAAATTCACTTCTAGCCGTATCGATGATACCATCTAGCGTTCCTAATATTTCATTATCTCTATCGTAATATTGTTCAAAAACTTTTAACGGATCCATGTTTTGATCACCTCCACCTTTTAAGTCATCGTAGTTAGCTAAACTTTTTCTAGTATCTTCTGGTAGATTAATCCGATCATCTTTTAATAAGATCTGTCTAATCACAGCTCTTCGTTTTCCTTCTTGCATAGCGCTGTAACCTCTTGCCATTCTGTCGTTTATCTTAGTTATTTCTTCTGCTATGTCATCTTCTTCTATCGTGCTTGTCTTCGGTGGCGTATAGTCTTTATCTAATACAGATTTTACACCTTGCTGGTCCATTTTATATTGAGCAGATTCTTTAATAGCTTTGTCTGCCATACTTCCTGGCTCAACACCTTCAGGTAAACCAAGTTCTTTTTTCAAAGTCATAATACCTTTATCATCAACAGGTTGTTTTGTTTTAATATCAAAAATATTTGTAGCCTCACCTGTCTTTTCTGCTTTTTTACCAAGAGGACCAAACATAGCCTCAGCTACAGATTGAGCCATACCTTTTGTTGTACCTGTTTGTTTATTCTTAGCGTCTAAAAATCTTTTTGCATTTTGTTCAAAGTTAGCAACTTCTCTTCTGTTTTTATTTGATAAAGCATAAGGTGCGTATTCTTCTAGTTTCTTTTCAATGTAATCTAAAATTTTTGGGTCATTGAATGCATCGTCAGAATATTTTTTAAAAGGACTGTTTTTATCAAACTTAATTGGCTTGGCCACGTTCGTTCTTGTACCAATGATTTTGGTTAAGATATCTTTACCAAAAATTCTTTGTAATAATTTTATCATTAGTAGTAACTCCTTTTAATCTTATTCAGAGGTTCGTCCTTCTCATCTTCAGGATGCTGAATTAAACCTCCTTGTCTAAATCTCATAACTGCTTGTGTCATAGAATCCACCAAGTCATCGTTGTCTCCGTAAGGAAAAGCAGCACATTCCTCGATAACCTCTTGTGCAAACTCCATGTGAGTGGGCGCCCATATTCTCCCCGATTCAAACAGCGGAGAAACTGCGTTTACCCTAGTATGCTTATCGTTGCCTTTACTAGGAGAGAAATTTATAACCGGTATTCCCATTTTACGCAACTCATAAGTTAAAGGCAGACCAGATGCCTTAGACTCAATAATAACTGTCTCAGGTTGCCAATAACCATATTGTTCTAATGCAATTCGCCTAAGTTCTGGAAACTCGTATCTGCCTTTGATTGCATCAATTAACATTAATTGTGGCCCTGAGTCTTCATCTTTTTGAAACACGCCCCATGTTGTGATTGCAGAATAGTCAGCGGTTTCTTTTTTCATAAACGCTGTATCGTAAGATTGTATCACGTGTTGTAGAGGTGGTATGTCATCTTCCCAAGTTTGCCACCATTCACGTTTGATTAAAGCTCCTTCTTCTGATGTAGGGTTCTGCATGTATTGAGCATTCCATTTAGAAATAGGAATAGATGCTTTAACAGATTGTAAATCATCTAACTTCCAATACTCTGGCCAAAGCGGCTCACCACTTGGCATGATAGCTGGAAACTCCACAACCTCCCACTGATCTGCTTTTGGTTCTTTTTGTGCATGGACCAGGCGTCCGGCTAAATCTTTCGAGTTCCATCGTGTCATTACAACAACGATAGATCCACCAGGTTGTAAACGTTGTCGTGGTCCTGAAGTATACCACTCAAAGGTTCTCTCTAATGCTTGTGAGTTCATTGCATCTTGTTCAGTGTGTGGGTCATCAATAATTAATAAATCTGCACCTCTACCTGTAATTGCAGATCCAACACCGGCTGCATAATATTCACCACCCTGTGCTGTCTCCCATTTACCTGCAGCTTGAGAATCTGGATTTAATCTAGTTTGAAAAACTTGTTTGTATTCTGCAGAGTCCATAAGTGCTTTTGCTTTACGACCAAACCTTACAGATAGTTCAGTTGTATTTGTTGATTGAATAATTTTTAATTTAGGATTTTTACCAACCATCCATGCAGGCAAGAAGTAAGATGCAAACTCAGACTTCGTATGCCTTGGTGGCATATTAATAATTAATCTTTTGATCTTACCTTCAGCAAGTTTATTAAATTTATCAGCTACAATTTTATGATGGGACCCTTCTATAAAATCAGGCCACATGTGTTTTACAAAAGTTAGAAAATCAGATCGTATCTTAGATTCTTTTTTCTTTTCCTCGTATTGCAGAAAGGTACGCATAAAATCATCACGCACATCAGGAGGTAGTTTCTTTATCTTTTCTAAATCTATATTCATAAAGTTTTCATTTTTTGCAAAATTTTTACAGGTAAATTTTGAAACCTTAAAAAGTATTTCACGACCTTATACATCCAAATCTTAGCAATATAGGGTATATCGTGGGACCCCTTCTATAAATTAGTAATTTAATAAAACAAAAAAGTCAAAAATTTAGTTGAGTCTTGGTACCTCTATTAGGCCCGAAGGGCCCAGGGCGCCCCGAAGGGGCGCCCTGGTTCATGATTAATCTAATAACACCATATATGCTTTGGCATTATTTTTACGAAACCAATCTAAATGTTTACGCATTATCCTCCAATGCTTAGACATACCTGTGCCTAGTGTCTTGTCTTCAAGAGTGGCGAGTGCCTCATGATAAAATATTTGATCATGTTTGATCGCCTCCTCCTCTGTTAGTTCAATCGTCTCACCTGTGAAACGATTTCGTCTTGTGTAGTCTTTATTGTCTGTCTGTGTTTCCATGGTCCTATATTATCCTACTATTAAAACAATGTCAAGTATAATACCAGATAATAAAAACCCCCAGAAAAAAACCTAATGTTAGTTCCCAGATCTCCATTTGTCATCTTTCCTAAGTTTCTCGTTTAGTTCAAATAACTTTGTTTCGTAGTGTCGTTCCATGATGCAGGAAATCATGAAACCAATAAAGCCTACCGCTATAAGCCCTAGTCCTATGTATAGTATTGTATTGTACATTATTGTGCCTTTCGTTTGTATGTGATCATGGGATTAATACAAGTTGTATATCTCTGTAATACTGTGTCCCAAAAACACATATACTTTTTACCATTACTTTCCCATGTTCTGCAACCCTCTTTATTTAGATTGCCTATTCTAAAAATAACCTTGTTATATTTCTTTGCGTGCCACGATACAACAAAGTCTGTTTGTGCCATTAGTTTATCTCTATCCATTTTCTGCCTTTCGTTACTTGCTATCCTACATTGAATAGGATAGCAAGTCAATAGTTAATTTCCTTGACCTATATGTTTTATCTTGGAAGTATCCACAACCCACGCAATACCAATCTTCTTGGTTGTTAGGTCTAGTTGCCTGATTAACTCCTCAGGTGTTCCGCTTTCCATAACAGTATCAATGGCTCTTTGCTTCAAGTCCTCAAGCTGTTTGAGCTTCAAGCCTTCAGGCAATCTTCTTATTTCACGATCAACAAGTTCTCGCGCCCAATCTGCTAATTGGTCTTCGCAATCTTCAAGGGACAGATTTTGTCGGTCATTATCAAAACGATAAGAGCTATATTCTTTTTTCTTACTCGCGTCTTGTTCCGCCTTCTTCTTGAAGAAGGTTCTAGCTTTTTCTCTTATAGCTTTTAGTTGAGCTTCGGCCTTCCTGAATTCATTTAAGATTTTATCAGCGCCCATTTTCTTGGCTAACTTACTGACAATCTTTTCAGTTGCTTCAGCTCTATATTGTTTTACCAACAATTCCTGTTCTTCAATTAAAGGGTTGAAGTTTCTTTTCACCTTCTCTTTGAAGTGGTCTAGTTGATATTTTGTCATTGTTTTTGGCATGTTATATCCTTTCGTTATTTATCCTAGATTATCCTATTGACAAATGATTGTCAAGTGTATATATTACAAATAAGTTCAAAGGCGGGGACAAGAACAAGTGAATAAACGATAGGCCTACTCCGCCCTTGAGCCCGATACACTGAGCCTCCAAAACTACAGTGTATCGGGGTCAAGTACATAAGCCCTGGTCGACCGGTAAACAATTGCCGCTGGGCTTCATCACTTCTTGACCGGTCCTCGATTTGTGAGCGTGTACGGGACCATAAAGAGTGACGCCACCCGTCAGGGCCACGGTAAGGGCCCAGCAACAAGCAACGAGCGTCAAGCCACAAGCTTGACACAATTGGAGAGTATAAGAAATTATGAAAGTTATAGATGCATTAAAAATTACTGGATCATTATCGAAGCCTTCAAAGATGCCAGGCTGGGCCTACGGTCTACCTGCCAAAGAATGCAAAACAGGCGCGAAGCTTGCGAAGGTCCCAGGCTCTGTTTGCTTCGACTGTTATGCACTGAAGGGCTGCTATGTTTTTAAAGTTGTGCAGCAGGCACAATACAAACGGCTGGAAGCAATACGTCACCCATTATGGACGGCCGCCATGTCAACAATAATTAATTCTAAGAAATCAAAATATTTTAGATGGCACGACTCCGGCGATGTGCAGGATGAAGACCATCTATTAAAAATATTCGCTGTCTGTAAACTCACGCCAAGCGTG